GGTGGTAGTTTTGGATCTCTGTATTTCGAGTAAACTCTGGCCAAATGGTTTGTAGAGACAGTTAAGTGTTTTGCATTCTTAATTAGCCAAATAAGTGTTTTTAATTGATTACTTCCACTTGGGTATTGTTGCTTTACAGGATTGAATGGTGAAAGATTAAGAAAATCATCATCAAAATCAACTGTCCATTTTATTTTATTATCTTCCAAATATTTTATTGGAACAGGGTTATCCATATATGAGAACCAAACTAAATCGTAACCAAAAAAGTCATAACTTTCATAACCATCAATTAGGTCTACTTCCCATCCTTGTGTTTCAGCAAGTTTTAGTAGCGGTGAGACTGTACGCCAGTAATCAACTGGCGACAGTCTCTTAATTCCACTTGGTGATTTTGTGTGGGATTGTACCGCTGCAATTTTCATATTTTAGAGCCCATTTGCCTCGATAAACTCTTCATCTAGCAATCCTTTGACTGAAAGATCACCTACCCTAAGACTTCTTGTAATCATGTCATAGTTAAGTGCTGCAGCTTGCCATGCAAATTTAAGTTGTTTTCTGATTTTTTCTCTAACAACTCTTGCATCTTTTGTTTTATCTGCCCAAGTATAACCATTAAGAACTATTTCATCTCCAGCATCTGAAAATGACCTCTTTTTAACTCGGATAATAGTTAAAACATCTGGATTTGTAGAAAGAATGACATTAATTGCTTGCATTGTTGAGTCGTAAGCATTTTTAGCATCTCTTGGAGTAGATCTTCTAACAACAGGGGTAGTTTCTTCTTCAACTTCTTCTTCCAGTGGTTCATCTTCGACAACATCTTCTTCTACAGGATCTTGTTGTTCAACTGGTTCTTGATTTGCCTCTCTGATTCGAGCAATAACTTCTTCATTTTTACCAGCTTTGCTTACACCTAGCTCATCGGCGATAGCATTAAGCTCTTTTCTGCTAAACTCTTCTAGTGGTTTAGCTTGAGTTTGTTCGTCAGTCATTTTGACCTCCTTTTATGTTTTACTACTAATGACTCAGCGTAATCTGGATCATGCATATGCATTTTGCTAATTAGTTTGTCTCTAATTCCTGGGGACTGTACATAGCTTTGTACAAGTTTTTCTATTCTCTCAATATTTATTTGAGCTGTTGCCATAGCCATCCTTTGTTCTTTGGTTGGCTCCATTTCTTCTTCAGGGGCATTATCAAGACCATAAATAACCCATCTCTGTAACTCTTTTCTCATTTTTTCGAGGGTTGGATCTTTTGTTTGTTCCCAAATACTTTCAAGTATTGAGCTTCTTCTATTGAACTTTGAGTCTTCTCCTGAATTACCAACTTTATCTCTTGCTAGTTCGAGTAGTTCAAGTTCTGATGTTCTTGTTGTTTCATTCATATCTTTTAACTTTCGGGAGGGGTGATTTTATTTCACCCCTCCCATAACCTAAATCAAATTAAGTTATCAATTTGTTAAGCGGATGCACCGGTTTTAACATTTCGAATCCAGTCAGCAATTAACACCTTTGCTACATAAGATCCAGCCCAAGAAATGGTACTGTATCTGTCTGCAGGGTTAGATGTGTCGTTTGCATTAGGGACTTTGATGTATAACCTTGGCATATCTCCTTCGAGATCGTGCTCACCAACTGCGCCTTTACCATGGAAGTAGTTAGAGTAAACCGTTGCGGTTGAACTTTCACTCTTCTGGTTTGTGGTTTCAACAAATCTTGCTCCACCAAGACGACCTGTTTCACCGTTGTAAATTTGTTTACCACCCTTGTTGTAAACATTTACATCAGTCCAGGTTGAGTCGCCCATTAAGTCGTAGGAAGTGTCTGGACCAATTTTGGCCAAATAATGACCATCGTTGTATCTCAAAGCTTTTGCTTTCTTCAACTCACGGACAACCTTTCTGGTTTCTGCGTAGTCTAAAGTATCAGTTGCTGCAACATCAGTTAAAGCTGATTTTGCATTTGCAAGTTGAACTGTAGCACCGGTGTACATTGCGTCACGAGCAAGCTCGTCCAATGTTTCACCCATGTTTTGTCCAACAAGGTCAACTTTCTCTTCAGCGTCTACGTCGATGGATGTTAACTTGAGTAACTTACTGACTTTGACGGTTGTACCGTATTCAGCAAGTGTCAAGGTCACTGTTGAACCAGCGATAGAAACTTCGGTTGGGTTAGATGCTTCTGTCAAAGGAGTTGTAGCTTTAGAAAGTGGTGTTAACCTGTTAAAGGTTGTGGTTTTACCAGTTCCCTTTTTCTGTTTGCCTTTTTGCAAACCCTCTCTATGAATAAGCCACTCTTTTGATGTCTCTAAAAACTTAGAGCTATAAAACATCATCACTTCATCTGCACGAGTTGTGGTTGTCTCTGCTGCCATAATCTACCTCTCTAGTCGTTAGTACGACTCAGACGTTTTTCAAGCGTTTGTCTAACCTTCCCAGGATTATTCCAGAGTTGTTTTTTCAAGCTACTCAAAGATTCTTCGCCATTTTTACCAGCATTCCCTGGTGTAATAGCGCCCTCTGATGCTTGCTTTACCAAAGCGGCTGTAACTTTTTCTGTTCCCTGTTTTTCAGTTAAATTCAATGCTTTTTTAATCTGCGTGTACAATTGACTTGCTTTTTGTACTGGCACAAGGATTTGATTTCCCCTCTGATCAGTACGGATATTTGCAGCCATGATTTGCTGAGTTAGGAGAGAATTAATCTCTCCAGCAAGCTCAGGGTTATCTTTAAAATCTTTGAGAATTTGCTCACCTACATCTTCAATATCTGAAACAAATTCTTCAGTATTTTCTCTGTAGGCTGCAACCTCTTGATTTAACTCAATAGCCCTTGCAGTTTCACTAGCTACCAATTGCTTAACCTGATCTACAGTAAAATAACCATTTTCATCTGGTTCTGGTTCAGGCATAGAGTTGAGAAGTTTTGTAAAAGGATTTTCTTGTGGTTCCTTCTTTTTACTCAACAACTGTTGCAATCTTTTCTCCGCACGAGTAGGTTTATTCTCTTCCTCGTGTTGTTGCTGACCCTCACCCTCTGGTTTACCTTCATCTGTTTGAGTAACCTCTGTTTGCGCATCAGAAGCATCTTCATCAGATTGAGTATCCTGAGTTTGATCCTCAGTAACTGTTGTCTCTTGTTCTTCAACTTGCGAAGTTGACTCCTGTGACACTTCAGGAGTGGTTTGCTCTTCATTTAGAGTCATATCCAACCTTTCTGCATATAATGTACTGACCAGTTAACGATTGGTCGACCACTCGAGAGTATGAACTCTTGTAAAGTGAGATGAGCAGTTTCTCACCTTACAAGGGTGCGTACTATTGGTTCTCCTTTTTCATCAATACCTATTAATTCTTTATTAATTCCTAACCAGCTTGCGTGTTTTTTAGGACAGCTTACACATACAAGCCATGGGCCTCTTTGTCTCCAAGTATGTCCTTTGATCTCTGCTTTGGCTTGTCTAATAAGTGCCTCAACGTCAATCTCATGTGACTCACTCCTCTCGTTCTGCAACTGTTGCTGCTGTTCCTCTGACATGGTTAACAATCCGTTCCAGACGTTCTTTGGCCATCTGGGCTGCAAATACTTTTAATCCGTGTTGTTCCATAGTGTCACCTGGCATATATGGAATATTTTTAAGCCTTTCAATTTCTGACATAAATTGTTCTTCTACCTGCTTCCAACCAGGATGAGCAGTTAATTCAGACAACTCTGCATCTTTGCTAAAATCATCATCTTTAGGGTTAATTATTTCTTCAACCTCCATAAATGAGTGTTTTATTGGTATTGCTGTTTCATTCATTACTGCATACCTCCCATTGTCATACCTGTAGTGTTTTGGTCAGCAGGAACCATATTTTCACCACCTTGATCACCAAAAGCTTGAGTCATTTCATCTAGCATTGTTTGTTCTTTTTCACTCAATGGCTCACCATCTTCAGCTACTTCTCCTTGTTCATCTTCATAAACAATTCTGTCCCAATCTTGAACACTTGATGTAACAATATGTCTTTTAATAAGCTCACCAAAATCTACAACAATATTTCCAAATCTAACTTTTCCAGTTTGTTTAGCTTCTTCTAAAGCACCAGGAATTTTAGTTAGAGTTGTTAGCATTTCAGTAACTGAATAATGTTCTTCTTCTTGGTCTTTTTTACCTGTGGTACCGGCATCAATATCAAATCTGTATTTCCAATCACCACCTCCTAGAACACCTTTTTCGACTTTCATTTTTCCGTATGTGCCAGATTCAAAGATTTCAGCTAATTCATCTGCTTGTTCAGGGAATTGTGATCTAAGTCGCTTGATTTCTCCCTCAAATAAGTCGTAATTTATTGGTTTTTCCTGTTTTTGAACAAGTAAATCAATCATTAAGTTAAATGTTCGTTCAACAGTTCTTTCCATGAGGTAACGATCCCAAGCATCTCTACTAGATTCTTTTGCACCCATTCTTTTTATTGCCTCAGGAGTTTTACCCATACCAGGATCGACAACATCAGCGTTAATAACATTTGTTGTTCCTGCTTGGTTCATTGTTGCGGCTACTAAAGCTGAATATGTTGATTGGAAAGCCTGTTCACTTTGTGATCCAGTTTGCCAAGATCTAATTGAATTTGGTTCTGTTTCAATCCAGTTCGCACCTGGGTAATATCCAAGTGAAGATCTAACAACACCTTTTTGATTAATAATTCTTGGAGGAAATACCTTCATTTTTACACCATCAAGGTATAGATTCCAAAGTGAATTAGTTGCATATTGAAGTGTTTTTCCACGCTCAAATTCACCCAAACCATAATATCTATCCATCAATGGGAAAGCATGTTTAGTTGTAATTGGAATTTCATTGTTGTTTTGTGGATTATCAATATCTCTACATACGGCTAGTTCTTGCAAATGAGAAACATCTACTGCATATGTAATCCAACGATCATTTTCATACTTTGTTCTCAAGTGAATAAGTTGACTTTTACCCTTGCCACCATGATCAATTCTATTTTCTTCTTCAGCTAAAGTTTGTTGTTCACTGTCTTTGTCTGCGCCCTTTTTGTCTAATTCGGCAAGAATTGTTTTAATATTTTTCCATGTACTACTATTTCTTTTAGATAGCCAATCTCTAGTTACCCAAGTATCAATAAAACAGTGGTTTAGATCATTTACAGCATTTGCTTCAGGGAAGAAGTGTCTTAAAGGAATTAACCAGTTATCTGGGCCAATGTAATCACTATCAATTCTGTAGTCAGTTAAATTAACATAAGAACCATAAGCTAGAGAATAAAAGTCTTGAAGTTTAAATTTTGTTAGTAAATCATACTGTGAGTCAGCATTTGGAATAATATATCTTTGGATTGCTAAATCTAAAACAAGTGTTGGGAGTTTGTCTTTTGGGTTATCAAGAGCTCTTACTTTACCAGTTGCGTGTTGAGCCATAACACGATTCATTCTCTCAATAATAATTGTTGAAAGTCTTGGATCGTACACCTGAGATTTTGTTTGATTGCTGATTTTGTCTAAGTTTCTACCAAGTAAAAGTGCTTCTTTTTCTCTCCATGAACAATATGGATCATCCTTATGTTTTTGTTGATATTCTTCTGCAGCATCAAACTGATCAAGCATTAATTGATAACTTGAGTTGTCAGTTTGATTACCAGGTGATTTAGTTTCCTGTTTTACTTCTTCTTGAGTAGATTTTTGTTCAATTTTTTTGGCTTTTCGTTTATTTTTCTTTGCCATAAAGATTTTCCTTTGTCGCGGAACTGGGAGTCGAACCCAGTCTTGCTGGATATGAGTCAGCCGTGCAACCTCCACACTCTTCCGCATCCTGTCTTCAAGGCACAAAAAAAGCGACGCCATCTCTAAATTGAGATAATGCGTCGCATTACAAAGCCGTGTAATGAAGACTTAGGTTAATATTAACACTATTTTTTTTGTTCTGTCAAATCGTGTCTAAAACTTCTGTGTGTATGAACCCTTTTTATTATTCCTGAATTAAACTCAAAAGTTACTGTTAGTGCTCCTGTGCTCTGCAAATTATGCTCTTTAGCAACTGCTTGTAAAGCATGTTCAATTGCTTCTTGCATACCTGCAGTTGAAAAGTTTTTACTAGCGTGTTCACTACCCATTAAGTATTTAACTTCACCATTGTGAACGCCAAGCGTCATATCTAATTGGCCGAACTTAGTTGATCTTGCAGCTAATTGTATTAATTGGTCGAGTTTATTCATTTCTTTTTAAAACTCCATTGATCATTAAATCTCTTAATAAATAATCTTGTTTTTCATTAAATTTTTCAATCAGATCACTCGTATTACATTTTATTGTTTGAAATTTATAAGAATCCTCAGCATAAACATACTTTTTCCAAAAAAATAATTTATGCCACCATTTCCTGCGTAAATGTGTACATTTTTTGTCAATATGTATATCTAGTGGATTTATTACTCTAACTTCATTCATATTAATACCATCCTTTGTTAAATAATTCTTCTTCTGGGAAACTGTCGTTTGGGCTAATAATTTCTGGTGGTCTTTCTGTCTGGTACATTTGCCAACCTATTGCTGGAGCAAGCACACCATCATCATGATTACCTTTTGATGCCTGAGGTTTACCACCTCTACCTTTAATAAATGTTTTATGGTGATCAAGCATTTGTTGATCATAAATTTTAGTTGCATGACTATCAAAAGCATCTTTCCAGTCACCAATTAAGTAGGGACGAGTAGTTGAACTTGTATTCCAACCAAGTAGTTTGGTTTCCTCTTCACCCTCAGTTTTACCTCTGGTTTTCATGATATAGAGAAGATATTTATTGTGTCGATTAAGTGATCTAAACCTCTCCATTTCACTTGCTCCACCATTTTGACGCTCTAAACCAATCATTGGTGGTACTCCGGTTAAGTCATATGTGTATTCCAACCCCCTATGAACCTCCGGTGTCATTGTTGCTGCAACACCATCGTTAACATATACAATTG